GCTGCTAACTGTCTTTTAGTTCGTGACCTAAACATCACTCCACAACAGAGTGATGTAGTAAGTCGTGACCTTGTTAGACCTTACTTTGGAGCCAGCGAACAGCTACAGGCAAACACTAGAGTTGAATGTACTTTCTCTGTTGAAATGGCAGGGATCGGACAGAACGCTGGTGGAAATGAAGATGCTGATAACGCTCCTAACTTTGGTGAGTGTCTTGAAGCTTGTGGATTCACTACGGAGACAACAGACGATGCAAAACGTCTTTACACCCCTAACTCTCTTGACTCCACAACAGTCAGTATTCTTTACAACATAGATGGTGTCCAGCACACTGTAAAAGGAGCAAAAGGAACATTTTCAGTTTCCTGTTCTGTAGGAGAAATTCCTACTTTCGATTTCACTTTTACTGGGGTTTACATAGCTCCTGCTGACGCAACTGCTTTAACTCCTTCTTACCAGAAGCAGGCAACTCCATTGCTCTTCAATAATACCAACACTGGTACATTCAAGATCTTTGGTGAGACAGGACTCCAGATGAGTAACTTCTCATTGGATATTGGTAATGAAGTTATCTACCGTGAGTTAGTTGGTGGTAGTGCTGAAGTTATGATCACAAACAGAAATGTTACTGGATCTGTAACTGTTGAGGCTGTAAATCTAGCTAGTGGTGGTAGTCAGCAATGGAACCCATTTGCTGCTGCACTTGCTGATGGAACATTAGGTGAGATTAGTTTCGTTCATGGAACTACTGCACTTAACAAGGTCACAATCCAATCAGGTCTTGTAACCAGTCAGACAACGAAGAATCGTGTTGACTTAGGTTCTATCGGTTACTCCGAAGAAGATGGAGTTGCGATGTGGGATTGCCCTTACACAATGATTCCTTCTACAGGTGGTAATGATGAACTTTCAATTATCTTTGAATAGTTGAATCTTCACTTTGTAGTGTTGGGGGGTTTATACCCCCCTTTTTTTGGGCTATGGTAATAAGGCATATCATTATTTTTTATGGCATTTATCCGTAGGAAGTCAAAAGCTTATCCTTGGCCTGTTGAAATCAAACGTCCTTCTGAAACAAATCCTGGTGAATTTGATACAGATACGTTTACTATTAAATTTAAAAGGTTAAGTAAAAAAGAGTTAAATTCTTTTAGTGAGGCAGAAGAAGATAAAGCATTAGAAAAAATTGTTCTTGGCTGGAGTGATATTACAGAGGAAGATGGAACTGATATTCCATTCACCAAAGCAAACTTAAAAGAGTTTTCAGAAGATATTGATTTTACTGCTGGTGTAGTTGAAGCGTTTCAAAAGTTTTATACAACAGGTAAGGAGGGAAACTAAGAGAGGCCGCTATTTACTGGGCTTCTGGCGGCAAAGAAGTTATAGATATGACTCAAGACGATGCAAAAGCATTTGGTATTGAGATTCCTAAAAGCCCAGAGAAAAAAGATGAATTTGAAGTATGGGAATGTAATTGGGAAACAGTAAATATGTTTTTATACATGCAGACTCAGTGGGAAGTCTCCATGTCTGGTTATGTTGGCTTAAAATATGAGGTATTATTAATGGCTGGAGGACTATTTGACCTCTACAATATAGAAGACCGCACTGAGGTATTAGAAGGGCTTCAAATTATGGAAACTGCGGCGTTAAAGGAATTTCATAAAAAGGAGTCTAAATAATGGCTGGACAAGTTGGAAAACTGACGCTTGAAGCCGTTATTAAGGGTTTTGACGACGTTCAAGGATTAGGAAAAGCTTTAAAACAAGTTCAAGGTATAGCTAATCAATCGGATGCGTCTTTTAAAAATATAACAACAAGGGTAAAGGAGTTTGCTAGGCAAAATGTAAAGACTACTGATTCAATCCGAGGTCAGATTGCTGCCTTTACTCGTTTGAGAGGTAGTGTTGGTGTCGCTTCTAATTCATATACAGCCTTAACAAAAAACATACAGGAACTAAGGAGAGAACTCGTAAGTTTAGATACAGCAGAAGAGAAGAGGGGCAAGAAAGACAGGCTTAGACGAATGGGTTTTTCGGATGCAGAAATCCGAAGGGAGATGAGGACTCAAAGTCAATTAATTGAAAGAGCAACTTCAGGAAGGGTATATGACCAAACAACGAGAGGTATAAGACAAGGAATTTTAGATCAACGGGTATCAGATGCCCCGATGATGCTTAAGGGGAAAGTAAATAGAGAGTATGTTGATTCGTTCTTAGAGGCAGCAAGAGAAAATAATGAATTTACTGCATTACAAAACAGATTAAACTTAAGGCTAGAGGCACAATTAGCTCAGTCTCAAGTTAAATCGCAATTTGCTACTCCGAAAGTATTAGGGCCAGAAGACGATAGACGATTTATAAAAAGAACTCCAAGGTATCCAGGTGAATATGGGCCTATTTTTGACCCTACGAATAAAGACATCTTTACCAAGATAATCAGGGGATCTCTTGGCGTGATGGGTGAAGCTTTTCCTGGTAGGAAAGGCGTAGGACTGACAGGTTTTAAACCAGGTTTTACAGCAGACCCAGATGCTAGGGATTATCCAGAAGATTGGATAAAAGACTGGAAAAGGCCAATGGATGTGGCTCGTCAGATTGTTGATAGAAGGATGGGAGGTGGAAAGAGAAGGACAAGTCTTCGTACTCAATGGGGAGATAATTTAAGAGATGATATTTTTGTTCCAGAAAACGTAAGAAAATGGGAAACGCATAGTGAGAGATTGCTTGGGCAAAGTTCGTTTAAGGGGAAAGTTCCTAAAGGTACAAAATTACTTGGTGCTGGTTACGATACTTGGGCAGGTGGAAAAAGGGCTGCAGACGCACCAATTTTTTATAGTGATATAGCGACAGGAGACGTAAGAGCAAGAGGAGGAAGGTTAGGAAAGATGGTAGGTGGCCCATCTAAAGATTTAGGGCCAAGTTATCCTCAAACACCTGCTGGTGATGCTGCCAATATTGCAGCGTTAAATAAGCAATTAGTTAATTTAAAAACTAATAGTGATGGTGCGAAAAAGGTTAGAGAGAAGCTATTAGAAATTGAGAACAGGATGAGCCGTGAGATGCGTAAGGCTCAAGGTACTGTAGGAGATCTGACCCGAAAAGAGGCTCAGAGAGTCAGGGTTCAGGAAAAACTTGCAAAAAGACAAGCTGAATATGGTGGAGATGGAAAGGTTGGGAGTAGAGATCCCTTGACAGGAGCGATGATTGCGGGTGGCTCTGGTTCATTCCGTATGCCTGTACCGACTCAGGTTAGAGAGGTTTCTAATTTATATAATCAGATTGCGAATATTGGGATGTCGAAGATTAATGCAGATATTGATCGAATGGGTAAAAGTTATGAAGAGGTAAGAAAAGATATTCTTGCTGCGTCGAAAGCAGGTAATAATAGCGTTCAAAGCTTAAATGCTCAGAAAAGTGCTTTTGTTCAATTAAGGGATGGGATGAATCCTGCCAGTAAGGGATTTAAACAACTTACGAAGGATATTCAGAATACAGATAAAGCTTTGATGAGATTAAGTGCAAATAAATTTAGCGGTGCAAATTTAAGAAGAACAGGTCAGTCAATATTAGGTGCTGGTTTTGTTGGTGGGCCTGCTGGTTTCTTAGGTGCGGGTATTGGAGCTGGTGTTGAAGCTTTAAGGCCAGGTGGAGATATGGCTGGTGGTGCGATTACTGGTGGTCTTGTTGCTAGTCAAGTACTGACACCAATTTCTCAGGCGATTGGTGGTGCTACTGAATATGCGGCTGATTACAAGAAATCAGAAAAGACTTTAAAGTTAATAACTAAGGATGCTGGCTCTTATGGAGTTGCTATGGAGGCTGTTAAGACAGCCGTAGAAGAGTACAACGTACCGCAAGAAGTAGCAATAAAAGGAATGACAAGATTAAGTGCTGCTGTATTAGGTTCGGGGGGTAATATTAATAACGCAGCAGAAGCATTTTTAAATACAACTGCTGCAATTAAGGGTACGGCTGGCAGTGCAGATGATGTTAAATCTGCTATCACAGCGATGGTTCAAATATATTCAAAAGGGAAGGTAAGTGCAGAAGAATTGAGTGGACAATTGGGCGAGAGATTCCCTGCGGCAGTTACGAGGTTTGCTGACGCAAATAATATTTCTACTCAAGAATTACAGAAAAATTTGAAAGATGGAACGGTAGGATTAGACATGTTAAGTAAGTTTGTAGAAAGTTTAGGTACAGAATATGCTCCGTTAGCTAAGAAGATTGCAGCTTCTAATGAAGAGGCAGGAGCAAGATCAAGAGTTGCGATGAATAAGTTAAGAATTGCGGTAGGAGAAACATTAATTCCTGTGGGTAAAGAGTTCCAAGAAATTGGGGCAAATTTAGTTCTTGATTTAATTCCTGCCTTAACGAAACTTGCACAGATTGGAGGTGATGCTTTTGCAGCTTTGGCTTCATCAATTAGCTTTGTTGTTGATAATTTTAATATAATAGGCCCAGCAATTGCAGGTGCTACGGCATCGTTGGTCGCTTATAATATTCAACAACAGATAACCAATAAGACTGGAATAGCAAAAATATTGATACAGGCTTGGGCAGCAATGACTAAACTTGTTGCAGCTATCAAGGCTGGGACGGTTGCTCAAGTTGCTCTTAACGCTGTTACTGCAATAAATCCTTATGTTGCTCTTGCTGGTGTTATTACTTCGGTTGCAACTGCTATTTGGGGCGTTAAAGCTGCTAGTGATGCTTTAAAAGGTGAAGAGACATTGTTAGGGGATATAAGTGGAATGACCCTAAAAGAAACAAAGAAAACTCTTAAAGAAGTTGAAAGTACTCTGAAGATGTATCAAGATATAATTAATAATCCAGATACAGCAGAATCAACAAGGAAAGGCTTAAATAGCTATATAGATAAGTTAGAAACACAAATAGCAGACCTTCAAACACAAATTAAAAAGTTAGGAGGAAAATTTGAATACCCAGGTCAAGACGGAAGTGGTGGTGAGGATGCTTTCTCAGGATTGAGGGGTGGTTGGGAGAAATTTGCAGATTCAGTAAAAAATAGCGGAGAAGAGATTGCAAACATTACAGCATCATGGTTTGACAGGGCTGCTGATGCGTTAAGTGAATTTGTAATGACTGGAAAATTGAAATTTAAAGAGTTTGCTCGTTCAATTATTGCTGATATAGCGAAGATGATTGCAAAACAAATGATATTTAATGTGATTGCTGGACTTGGCGGTAAAGGTGGTGGTATTGGTGGGTTCATAAGCGGTTTGTTTGGTGGTGGTGGTAAGAAAACGACAACTGTCGCTCAAGTTACTGGAGTTGCAACAGCAAAAGGAGGAGTTTTTGCTCAGAACGGTATTGTTCCTTACGCTAAAGGAGGCATAGTTAATAGTCCTACACTCTTCCCATTTGCGAAGGGAGTTGGCCTGATGGGAGAGGCAGGGCCAGAAGCCATAATGCCTTTGAAGCGTGGCAAGGGAGGAAGACTTGGCGTTGAAGGTGGCGGCGGTGCTACTACTGTGAATGTGGCAGTCGATGCGAAAGGTACTAAAGTTGAAGGTGATGGCAAACAAATGGCTCAACTAGGCAAGATGTTGGGTTCTGCTATTGAGATGGAAATCGCAAAACAAAAACGACCAGGAGGACTTTTAGCTTAATTTCTTATGGCTACTTTTGATGACACCACTTTAAATTGCGTGACGGCCCCAAGCTATTCGGCAAGTGTTAGTGAATCTCCTGATCTTCGCATCACCGAATTTGGAGATGGCTACCAACAAAGAAATACGATGGGCATGAACACAAGAAGAAAAAAATGGAGTCTTTCTTTTAAGAATAGAACTAATGCAGATCGAGATAAAATAGTTGGTTTCTTACAAGACAGAAATGGTAAAGAAAGTTTTGACTGGATTGATCCAGCAACGACTAATTACAAGAAATATGTTTGTGAAAGTTGGAGTGTAGATATGACATCTTTTAATAACAATACGATTTCAATGGAATTTAAACAGGTATTTGAGACGAGTTAATGCCAGTACCAGTTAGTCAGTTACAAAGTTCAAATCCAACTGCAATTATTGAATTGTTTGAGTTGGAATTAGATACAATTTTGCATGGCAACGCAAGAACGGCTGGCTGGAGTCCTTGGGGAGCGAATCAAGATAAAAGATATGGAAAAGAAGTTAGAAGTGGTGTGACTCATGCAAGTGGTCTTGTTTTTCGAGTAACAGTCCCTGGTACTACGGGTGCAAGTGAACCTACATGGCCTGCTTCAGTAGGAGGAACAGTCACAGATGGAACGGTGACATGGAAGGCTGTTCACCCCACCT